AGAAATGAACGCAAAACAAATAGCTGATGAATTGGAAAACATTTATTGGATACAGGGCGATGGAAAAGGCAAACCATTTCAGCAGTATGCAGACTTTGTACGCCAGCAACAAGCTGAAATAGAAAATTTAAAAAATGCAAATAGATTTATTCAAAATTTTGCAGAAGAACAACATCAAAGAGCCGTAGCATTAGAAATGCGTGAACTAACAGATGAGGAAATATACAAAATTGCCAATTCAATAGAAACAATACAGCCCCAGCATGGATTAAGGCTTTCTAATGATTTGAATGTTATGGATTTTGCTAGAGCAATATTAAGAAAGGCTAATGAGAAATGAACGCAAAACAAATAGCTGATGAATTAGAAAACATTTATTGGATACAGGGCGATGGAAAAGGCAAACCATTTCAGCAATATGCAGACTTTGTACGCCAGCAACAAGCTGAAATAGAGGCGTTAAAACAAAGTAAATCTGACGGCAATAACAAAGTAAATACTAAACCAGTAGCGTGGATGAGTGATGAGTCATTTGAAGTAAGCACTTTGAATATAGGAAGGTTTAGTATTCCACTCTACACCCATCCAGCAAATAAAAAAGTTGAAAAAAACACCGATTTGTACGAAAAAGTGTGTAATTGTACAAAAAAGTTAGACTTAACAGATGAGGAAATAAGAGTTGTTTGGTATGGACACCCTGAGTTTAAGGATGGGTTAGGTGTTAACCCAATACCTTTTGCTAGAGCAATACTAAGAAAGGCACAAGAGAAATGAACGCAAAACAAATAGCTGATGAATTGGAAAACATTTATTGGATACAGGGCGATGGAAAAGGCAAACCATTTCAGCAATATGCAGACTTTGTACGCCAACAACAAGCTGAAATAGAGGCGTTGAAAGGCGAGATTGATGATTTGATGAAACGCATCAATGACTTACGACCATACAAACAGAAGATTGAAGCTATGGAAAAAGCCTACGATGCACATTTTAAAAAGGCACAACAACCATGACCACCTTCACCACACAAGACCGGCAAGATGCCGAACGCAACACGTATGTCACCATGACCAAACGTTTAACTGACGATGAGATAGAGAAGATTTATAATGATGTCAAAGCAGATAGCTTGATACCACAAATTTTCCCGTACAGATTTGCCCGCGCCATCGAACGCGCCCACGGAATAGGAGAATAGATTATGAACACATGCGACAAATGCACTTATTACACCCCACCAAATTCTTATGAGCCAAAAGGTTATGAGTATGATGGTAAGTGCGCCTTGATGGCTTATGAAGGACCAATTTTAATTAACAGAGCAATACCATGGGATTATGAAGGATATATGGCAGGCGTTCATGTTGGCCCTAAGTTTGGTTGCATACATTGGACAGAGCTATGAGCTTCACCATCTACCAAGCAGACGGCCTCAAAGTCATCCAGTGGTTCCCCACTATCGACCAGCTTATTGCCAGCATGCTGGCCAACCCTAACGACGCATACCATCGAAATGACTGATATCTTCATCGCCATTTTGTTTGGCATTATCACTGGCTACTGCGCGCGTCCACGTGACAAGGATTACGTGGAGCAACAGCGCATTTATGACGAGCGCGTTAAAAAGCTCGAGTCCAAAATACAATATTACAAAGAGTTGTGTAAATGGCATGTAGAGCAAAAGCAAAATGCCAAAGATACAAAGTAAAAAACAGCAAAGGGCAATGGATGAATATCTGTCAAAGAAATTCGCAGAGCTAGCAAGAGGACAAGAACTCATCCCCGTTGTGCTTGACCGAGCAACATGGGAAGGGATTGTCTATTCAATTAACTTAGCATTAAAACTAAAACACAAGGAACAAAAACGTATGGCAACCAAAAAAGAAACTGTCAAGGTCCCCGCAATCAAAGAGAAGTCTGGCAAAGTAATTCCAGCACCATCGATTGCTTACTCGCACGAAGAGATTGAAAAGAAGGCAGGCCGTAAAAAGAAAGAAGACAAACGTGGATTCTTGTTATCTTCGGGCGAGTTTGCTGGTCGAAAGAAAGCTGCCAAGGTAGCCGAGTCTGCTGGCGAAGTACCAAAGAAAGTTGGTAAGAAATTACACTCACACGATCTGCGCGAAGCTAAAGGCGTTAAGAAGGCCAAGGAATCAAAATGACCAAAAAACGAACGGTAGAATTTGATGAAGGCTGGGCCGATGAACTTGGCTTGTCGGACGAAGAAGTTGAAGCGCTTATGGAAGGCATTCGTCAAATAGTTGAGAACGAAGAAATTATTGAGAAAAAACCAACGAGGCACTAATGAAGTATAACTACTACAAGCTGGATACAGGCTTCTTTCCGCAAGTTATTAAACTGTGCTTTGATGATAAAGTATTTCAACAGATTCTCAAAGACCACAAGATCGGGCTCAAAGCCAACGCGTTAGAAACAGGCATTGCAGAAACCCACATGGTCGGCGACGGCATGAACGCAATCATTGTCATGGTGTTTGACATGAGCCTGGTAGACGATAACGATTTGTCCGAGCTAGTAGATACCATTGCGCATGAAGTAAGTCACGCCATTGATCACCTTGCTGAGTACATTGGCGAAGATGACGGATTTGTAAATGAAACACGCGCATACTTAACCGGCCATTTAGTAAACCAGGTCTTTAAAATTTGCATGCACGAAAAGGGTAAAAATGTTAGAAAAGCAAATAGAAAAATACCTCCAAAAGCGAATAAAAGAGTTGAACGGGTTGACATTCAAGTGGATCAGCACCGTCAGCGGAGTACCGGACAGAATAGTCTTTTTAAACCAGAAGATCTTCTTGATCGAACTGAAAACGGAAACAGGCTCATTATCACCACGCCAGACACTAGTGTTTGATGAGATTGGCGAGCAGGGCTTTCCCGTACACATTTTAAGATCAACAGAGGACGTAGATGATTTCATTAGAAGCCAAGGAACGTTATAAGATTGCTAAAAAGAAATACGACAGTTCTAAAAGAGGTCACGTTATGCGGTATCTTACAAAAGCAAGAGACCGAGCAAAACAAAAAGGCTTGCCAATTAATTTAGACCTGGAGCATTTATTATCCATAGCCACAGATGAATGTCCGGTGTTTGGTATAAAATTTGTGTGGGGCAGGCATCAAGGGCAATCACACAGATACACCCCGTCGCTAGATAGAGTAGTACCTGAATTGGGATACATTAAAGGTAACGTAGTTTTTATATCTTATTGGGCAAACACAATTAAACAAGACGCCACAGAAAAAGAATTGTATGCTGTAGCCGATTGGCTACACGATAAAAGGAAAGAAGTTTTAAATGCTCAAGCGCAATCAGTTGCACCAGTATCAGAAAGAAATCATATCCAAAGCGCAGTCGGTGCCGAACTTGGGGCTGTTCCTACCACCAGGACTTGGCAAAACAGCAACAACCCTGACAATCATAGCGGAACAGTTCGAGGGCAAGACATTGATCATAGCACCGAAGAGGGTGGCCGAGACAGTATGGGATGCGGAGATCAAAAAATGGGAACATCTGAAACACCTAAAAGTTGTAAAGGTGCTGGGCAGTCCTGCGCAGCGGGAGGCTGCACTGGCCGCGGATGCTAATGTATATCTTATAAATCTTGAAAACGTAGCATGGCTTTGTGAAGCGCAAAATAAGTTAGTGTTCACTAACTTAGTGATTGATGAATCAAGCCGATTTAAGGACCCAAGCACTAAGCGTTTTAAGGCACTTAGGAAGCATTTAAAGGGCTTTCAGAGGCGTTTAATTCTAACGGGCACACCTACCCCTCAGGGCATAGGAGATCTCTGGTCACAGGTGGGTATATTGGACCTTGGCGAACGTCTGGAAACTAGCCTAACCAGGTTCAGAGATAAGTATATGGAGCCAGACCAGATTAATCGCCATACACGCGTAGTGTATAACTGGAAGCCTAAGCTGGGCGCCCATCTGCAGATACAAGAAAAAGTGTCGGATATCTGTTATTCGCTCAAAGCTGAGGACTATCTTGAATTACCTCCGCTAACTAATTTACATCATCCAATTGAAATTGATAAAAATATAAAGGCTAAATATGATCAACTTAGAAAAGACATGGTCGCTGAAATCGGTAAAGAAAAAATCACAGCTCCGACAGCAGCGGCGCTGGCGGGCAAGTTACTCCAATTCACCAGCGGCGCAATTTATGCAGAAGATGGAGAAGCGCAGGAAGTACACCGCGCTAAATTGGAACGCCTTGAGTCGATCATGGAAGAGTCTTCGTCTCCCACTCTTGTCTTCTACCACTTCAAGCACAGCCTCCAGCGATTACGTCTTCAATTCCCGCAGGCTGTGGTGCTGGACGATGACAACATTGCAGCGTGGCGTCGCGGCGAGATTCGTATGCTCCTTGCCCATCCCCAATCTGGGGGAATCGGCCTCAATCTACAGTGCAACGTTGGTGACACTGCACAAACGGTGTGGTTCGACCTCCCGTGGTCTTCGGAAAACTACATCCAAGCCAACGCACGTATTTACCGCCAAGGGCAAGAAAAGCCGGTTATTATACACCATCTAGTTTTGTCTAATAGCATCGACGAGCACGTCGTCAAAGTTTTAGAGGGTAAAATAAATTTGCAAGATGCCCTGCTAGAGTCCTTAAATTTTGCATTAGTATAGCCATGAGAACAAAAACCAAATACAAAGTCAACGCTGTGGCCCCACGCCTATCTGACGAAGACCCAGACCCAATCGAACAGGATGACGCAGAAGGTATGTCGAACCAAATTATTGAAGGTTGGTTGCCATGGGACCCGGAAGATATAGATGACATTAGACATCTAATAAATGAATGTATGCCTGTCAAGCAGCGGTTTGTATTAACAAGTTTTTTAGATGGTTTGTCTTATACAGAAGTAGGTTTATCGGAAAAACATTGGCGCTATCATTTTGCAAAAGGCGTAGAGTTTATTAAAAAGGAATTAAAACTATGAGTCATTTTGTAATTGAACGCATATACAAAGGTTATCCAATCATTGAAACACTGACCGGTGTTGAAGATATTGATACAAGTCAGTATCCCGACATTGAAACTTTATGGGTATGCGAAACAGCAGAAGAAGTAAAGGCAGTAGAAAGCGAATTAAGGAGAAAACATGAGCGACGTAGTCAACAATCCTAAACACTATACCAGTCATCCATCTGGCGTTGACTGCATTCAAATTACTGAACATATGGGTTTTAACCTAGGTAACGCCATTAAATATATCTGGCGCGCGGATCTTAAAGATGACGCGATTGAAGATTTGCGCAAAGCAGAGTGGTACATTCGCAGGGAAATTGAAAAGCGTTCACCATCTATAGCAAACAAAATTAAAGAGGAGTGTGGCAGATGAAAAAGTACACAGCGTGGGATATGGAAGATGCCATCTATAAAGTATGGCAAACATCTGATGATCTTGAATCATTTTATAAATATCATGGTGATGCAGAAAAACCAATGACTGAAGATGAAGTGGCTAACACTTTGCTTGGTATCAAGATGATGCACGAAATGCGTTGTTGGCAGTTGATGGATATGCACGCCAGAGTGTTTGAATTAAATCAGTATTGCACCGACCCAGTAAAGCTCGCAGAAAGAGAAAGAGTGCTTGGGCCTATCAAGAAGAAAGGTAAAAAGAATGAATGATAAAACTGATGTATTAGATGACATGAGCATTAA